CTCTCTTACGAAGATAATCTTTTAATTGATCTGGTAGTCCACCAAACTGAACTTCATAGTGCGAAGATTGGGCAAGATTTGTTAATAGTGGTTTTATATCAGATATTCTGCGCTTAATAGCCACTCTAAATACCTTATACGAGTCTTATATTATAAGTATTTAGATGTCCTATAAAGGAAAATATCAACCATCATATCCAGAAAAGTATAATGGAGATCCCACCAATATCATTTATCGATCTCTGTGGGAAAGAAAGTTTTGTGTTTATTGTGACTTAAATGAAAAAATTATATCTTGGGAATCTGAAGAAAAATGCATTCCATATCGCTCCCCTGTTGATGGTAAGATTCATAGATATTTCCCAGACTTTCTCATAAAAGTCAAAGAATCTGATGGTTCAATTAAAAAATATATGATCGAAATCAAACCTAAAAAGCAAACTGTTCCACCACCAAAACCTCAAAGGCAAACAAAGAATTATATTCGTGAGGTTTATGAGTATGCTAAAAATCAATCAAAGTGGGAAGCAGCGAAAGAATGGTGTGCTGATCGTGGTTATGAGTTTAAAGTTATTACCGAAAAAGAACTTTTTTAAATAATGCCTAGAAAAACGCTTCAAGAAAGAAAAATAAATCGAATTGCTCCTCTTGTTAAAAAATTAATTGGAACAGAAAGTTCTGACGACTTAATGCGTGAGTTAACCAATATTTTACCGAAAACTAACGAACCCCCAAAAGTTGGTAGATTTTACATCTTTGTTTATAATGCTAAAACTTCAGGTATAAGATATGATCAAAATCCTCTAGTTGCCGTGACTGAGGTATTTAAGTGGGGATTTAAAGGTATTAACTTTCACTGGGGAGAATCCAGACAATACACTTGGGATGAAGTTGCTGGAGGAATGTATGAAGTTTATGATACAGAGCTTGAAGATTTAAGAAGACTGCCTTTTAGCAACATTAGAACTAAATAATTAGAAAAAGATAATGGCAGATCCATTTACAAACCCACAATTTGGAGTTGATAGTTCTGGAAACTTAACTGCATTTTCTCAAAATCAATCTACACAAACAAAGTCGGTTACATTAAGATATCCTTATAAAAAGATTGAGGCATCTGACGATTATCTTAAAATTGATGTTATTAAATATACTCCTCCAGGTCTTGGAACTCAAGAGGGTTCTTTTGCGTTGAATACTTCTGATCAAACATATGAAGATCAATTAGGGTCTCCAAATAGTAAAAAAGATATTTTACGAACAATATTATTACCAATACCAGAAAATATTCAAGATAATAATAGTGCCGCTTGGGGACAGAGTAGTTTTAATCCTTTAGAAGCATCTCTTAGATCTATGGGAGGTGATACTCTTAAATCTAAAGATTTTTTTAATTCTTTAGTTGGTAACCTTATATCCGAAGCTGGGAAAGTTGGTTCAGCAGCTCAAACTGCTTTAGGACAAAAAGCACTACAGACTGCCTTTGTTAGTTCTGCTATTAAAGCTGCGCTTGGTAAAGGTGGTAATCTTAATGAATCAATATCTAGATTTAATGGTGCAGTATTTAATGATAATGTAGAAATGATTTTTAATGGTGTAACTATAAGACCAGAATTTTCATTTACATTTGATATGGTTCCTAGAGACGAAAAAGAATCTAGAGAAATTAAAGAGATTATTAAGTCTTTTAAGCAATATAGTGCTGTAAAAAAAGGATTAGATAGCGGAAATGCTGAAGGGTTATTTCTCAAATCACCAGAAGTTTTCAGATTACAATATATGAGTGGGACAAAACCTCATCCTTACTTAAATAGATTTAAAATTTGTGCTCTTCGTGGAATGAGCGTAAATTACACTGGATCTGGAACTTATGCTACTTATTCTGATGGAACACCAGTTTATATGCAATTAACACTATCATTCCAAGAACTCACCCCAATTTACGCTGAAGATTACACAACTCAAGGCGGTCAATATGGAGTTGGATACTAATGTCTTACTTTAGAGAATTACCAAATCTAGAATACCAATCATTCTTATCAGATCGCAAAGCATCTGATGAGTATTTGACTGTTAAGAATCTATTTCGTCGTGTAAAACTTCGTGAAGACTTACAAAATGTCTTCACAATCTTTGATAAGTATCAGATTGTAGATGGTGCTCGTCCAGAAACAGTAGCAGAAGAAATTTATGGAAGTTCTCAATATGATTGGGTTGTTTTAGTCTCAGCGGGAATTACAAGAGTTAGGGACCAATGGCCACTTTCTGATAAGGATGTTTATGATTATGCAGAGTCAATCTATGGAACAAATTTAAATGCTGTTCATCATTATGAAACTACTGAAGTTAAAGATAGTAAGGATAGGTTAATTCTTCCTGCAGGTAAAGTTGTTGATTCAACTTTTACTATTCCAAATCCAAGCAATCCACTAGCAACATTAAATCCAGTAACTGGTGTAAGCAACTATGAATATGAAGTTGCTAAGAATAATGAAAAGCGTGGAATCTATGTTCTTAAGCCAAGATATCTACAGCAAGTGGTTACAGATACAAGAAAAGTGATGACTTATGATAAATCATCGCAATATGTAGATAATAAATTAATCAGAACTGAAAATACTAGAGCATCAAATCCATAAGAGTTCTAGGTTCTTATCAAAAATCATCACATATCGGTGTTTGCGGGAGCGGTCTTTCCACTCTCCTGAAGCACCTTTAATTTTGCCCCTAGAGTGTTTAGTTCCGTCTGCATAGTAGAAATCTTTCTTTGGGTCTGTGAGTCCGCAATATTTAAAATTACAAGCGCGATAGATTGTACCATTATGAAAATCACTATCAGCGTAAGAGATGATTGCTTTAACTTCAGTATCCTTTCGTAACTGTCTAATCGCTCTTGAAACAAACCAAGAAGTGATATTATGCTCTGCAGATTGTGTGTCAGGATGTATGCAAAGTCTTGAAAGTTCAAAGAGTCCTTCTTGCTCATTTCGTTCTAATCCAAATGCTCCTTGTGCTATTTCTGGGACTGGGAGTCCAGTAAAAATTACTGCCCCAAGTAACTGTCCGATGTTTAATGGACAAAAATCGTTCTTTTTGAAGAGACCGTAGTTTCTCCCAGATTTATATCCTTTTGATATATCCTTTAGATAATGATATTTTAATATCAATTCATCCGCCTGTTTTTTTGTGATTCGGTCAATGTAGTAATCAGATTTCATAAAAAAGGGAGGACCCTTGACCTCCCCCATATTATAGCACAGAAATTATTCTGCCAATTTTGCGAAATATGACAAGGTATCGTCCACATCGTCCTCATCTTCCTCAACAGCAGATGCACGGCGGGTAGGTTTCAGAGAAGACAGTTCATCACGGAGATCTTCAGTCAGTTCCTTCACAGGACCACGAGAGTACTCTTCCTCTTCTGCCACTTCCTCATCCACACGGCGGGAACCTTTGGAACCCAGCACATACTCAAGACGCTTCTTCAGTTCATCATAAGACTTGAACTGGTCAGCAGCAACGAGTTCGGCAAGAGAATACTGCTTCTTCCAGATTGCTTCCATTGCGTCATCATCGTCCAGCAGGGGAGCAGGAGCGGCAAACTCACTAGAATCATAGTTGCGATAACCAGCAACATTCTTTGCCTTCAGTTTGAAGTTAGCACCTTGCCAGAAGTCAAACGGATCGATTGCTTCTTCATCTTCAAACTCAGGTTGCATCGCTGCAGTCAGTTTGTCAAAGATCTTCTTGCCGTATTTAAACAGGAAAACTTTACCTTCGTTGGCGGGGTTGGCAGGGTCCTTGACCACATAAATGTTGGAAACATAAGTCAGTTTACGCTTCTGCTTACGGGCAAGTTCTTTACCAGCATCAGTGCCATTGTTCCACAGTTCGGAGTTCAGTTCGGACACAGGATCTTTCTGACCCAGAGTAGTCAGACTGTTCTCAATATACCAACCAGATACTCCCTGAAAAGCGTGACTGTAGAGTTTCACGAACGGAAGATCCTCACCGTTCGGAGCAGGAAGGAAACGGATCACGGCATAACCATTGCCTGCTTTATCACACTCTAAACGCCATACACGTTCATCAGAAGAAGAATTATTACTGCTCATCTTTTCAACTTCTTTAACAAGTTTAGCAGTAAGATTGCCGAGTTTGGATTGTTTTTTAAGGTCTTGAAATGACATTTGGATTACCTCGGATAGTTTGGATTCGGGGGATTTACTTGGATAGTATAGCAAAGACGGTCTCACTTGTCAATGAATTTTTTAAGAGACTCAATCGTTTTAGTCATACTGCTAAAAAGTAAAGTCATATCAGTATCTGGTGGAAATCCCATCAGAGCAACTGATTTTCGTAGATTCTCTTTCATCTCAACCGCTTCTGGGTCATCAGAAAGAGAAAGACGAGTATACATAATCT